CGTTTTCCTGTTCCTGGACTTCCAGGATCCGGACGGTCAGCTTCTCGATCATCTCATCGGTCAGCATATCGTTCACCGTGGCCAGGATGATCGCATCCTCCAGGTGGTCCTTCGGGAACGGCTTCAGCTCGCACTTCTTCCCGCGCTTTTTGTCCCCACACTTGTAATACCGGTACACTTTCCCCAGCTTCCCGGTGCCGGCCTCTGCGCTGATCATCGAGCCGCAATACCCGCAGAACATTTTACAGCTCAGCAAATAGTTCACCTTCGCCCTCCCTGCCGCATTGTTGCGGCTCGTCTTAAAGTGCTGGGCAGCTTCCAGGAAGNTGATCGGTTCCACGTTCAGCTTCACGTCCTGGATGTAGAACTCGCCCAGGTACTTCTCATTCCGCAGCATACGATAGACGACCGCATTGGAGACCGGCTTTCCGCGCCGGCCCATGACCCCACGGTCAGCGAACAGCTGGACGATGTCCCGGAGCTGGGCGCCTGCTATGTGCATTTTGAACGCCTCACGGACAGCAGCAGCCTCCCGCTCGTCAATGACGACGTGGCGCTGGGAGTCCACCTTGTAACCGATGGGCAGAGGCTGGCCGCAATACTGACCCTTCTTCGCGGTCTCCTTCATGCCTCTGATGACCTTCTGCCGCAGGTCGGCGGAGTAATACTCGGCCAGGCCCTCCAGCACGCTCTCCAGGATGATCCCCTCCGGGCCCTCCGGAACGCTCTCCCGGGCGTACATCAGCTTGACACCTGCCCGCTTCAAGGCCATTTTTCCCATAGCAATGTCCTGGCGATCCCGACCGAAGCGGTCGATCTTCCACACCAGGACGCAGTCGAAGCGGCCCTTCTCCGCGTCTCGCAGCATCCGCTGGAACTCGTCACGGCCGACGACGCTCTTGCCGGAGACGTGCCGGTCTGCATATATTTCTATGATGTCAATGCCGTGCTCCTCAGCATACTGCTGGCAGTCGGCAACCTGGCCCTCAATGGACTGCTCCGTCTGGTGCGGGCCTGGTGAATATCTCGCATAAATGACGCCGCGCATGGCTTCACCCTCCGATCTGCTTCAGTGCTTCATCGTGTAGATCCTGGACCAGCTGGGCGTTCTCGTCAGACATCCGGAAGAAGTACACCTCCAGAGAGCTTTGGAACTTCTCAAACTGGCCGAGCTTTCCCTTCTCTGTCTTCAGCTTCTCGGCGTTCAGCTGGGCCTTCTGGAAGCAGCGAAGGATGAAGTCCCGGGTGGCGGCCTGCTCCTGATCCACAGCCATCCGCAGCACTTCGGCCGGCTTCGTTCCCCTAAATTTCACATACTTCGAGATGCTGGCCAGCTTTTCGGCCGTCTCCTTAACGGTATCATACCGAGAGAAAAAGACATCCGGATCCGTCGTCCTGTTTACGATGTCCCGGCTCTCGACCAATATCTTCATCCACTGCGGCGCCATCATCTCGGCGGCCGCCTTCATTTTTCTGTTTCCGAACATATCCTTCAGTCTCCGATCTTTCTTAAAAGCAGAAGAGAAGCGCCGGAGCGTCTCTCTTCTGCAAACATTGATCTACTTTATAGCTGCAATATATCCTTTTTCAAAGCCCAGATGGAAAGCGTCTACAGCCAGCTGAGGACCGCCTGCGGAAAGTTCACAGAGGAGATCCGCCTCATTCATAGTGAGATCTGTCCGGGAGTTCTCGCGAGCCTTAAGGCGGCCTCTCTGGACCTTGTTCCAGATCCGCTTCTCGGCCAGCGTTAAGTTCTGGAGCCGACCCTCGCGCAGTTGCCACCGATGTTCTGCCAGTTCCTTCTCGTTTTTCACAATAGTTTCCCGAATCTGATCGTAGCCGGTGGGTCTGATCGTTGCGGCGGTCTCTGCCCAGTTGGCCAAATCCTCCAGAGCTGCATCGTCCATTTGAGCGGTGGCCTGCGTCAGTTTTTCCATGATTTCTGTTCTGTTCATCTTGATTTCCTTTCCGGGGCGCGGTATAATTACCGTGAGCATCCCTCTGTAAAGTGTGTGGTTGCTTCTTTCTTGCCGGATCTGGTCGCCGCCAGTTCCGGCTTTTTTTACTTTGCTTCTTCCTGGAGTTCCTTCTTGTACTTGTAGTACGTGTTCCGCGCGACGCCGACGAGCTGCATGACGTCGGTATCGGGCAGCGATCCTTCAAAATCACGGGACAGTTCCCGGATCCGGGCCTTTGCTGTTTTCGACTTCTTTGTCTCGATCTTGGCTCCAGTTGCACGGCCTACTTGTTTTCCTGCCGCCTGAGCTCTCCGGACGCCCTCGCTCGTGCGCTGGTGGAGGTAATCGACTTCCTGCTGCGCTGACTGGAAGGCGAGCTCAATCTGCTCCCGGGCGAGATCCAGCATCAGATCGTTGAGCAGCTTCCCTTGGCCGGTCAGGTATTTATCGATAGCCTTCCGGCCAGTCTCTGCTGCAATGTCAATGTGCCGTTCCAGGGCGCCCCTATAAACGTCGGTGTTTATGTGCGGTTCCTTCAGAAAAACCAGATGCACGCCCCGCTGGAAGAGATCCTGGTACAGTGCGAAACCTTCCGCGGCATTTCTGCTCATACGGGAGACCTCGTCAAAAACTACGGTATCACCTTCTTTCAGCTGTTTTGCCAGTTTGCTCCATGCGGGCCGGTCTGTGGTCGTGCCGGTGTACTCCTCCGTGATGATCACGGCCTTCGGGTACTTCGTTTTGATATTCTCGATCTGTCTCTGAATATTCTGCTTCATGGTACTGATTCTGCAGTATCCGTATAACCTTGCCATGAGCCGCTCCGTCTTTTCACAGTATAGAAATAAACGAGCGTTTATTTCTGTACTCTATTATAAGGCCGGGTGCGACTTTTGTCAATGCCCTTTTTGATACTTTTTTGAAAAAGGTTTATTTTAATACTGCCACTTTACTCCTTTCCCTCGTTATCGTTAAGGCTGCTGTCTAATAGGCGCTGCGCCTGAGCCCGCATTTCCTCACGCTCCAGACGCAAAAGAGTGAGGGACTCTACAACGGATTCTCCGGTACGCCGGAAGCGTCGCAGCCCTCCACGGTAGGGATCGCCCAGATAAGATTCATAATAAGGCCGCAGCCGTGCCTTGTTTGAGGGGCTCCGGAGCTCGTCCAATGCCAGCTTGTTTTTCAGCAGCTCTCTCTGGGTCAGCGCTCGATCGCCCCAAAACCGGACACGCAGCGCTTGCTGTTTCTCCGGATCCATGCGGCTGATCAGCCGCTGCAGCTCTCCGGCCATTTTCTCATGATCCAGGCGCCGGCCGACGTCCTCCTCCAGGTCCTCGGCTCCGGCGAGGGAGTCTCCCAGGGTGAGAGAGCCGTCTGAGTCGTCCACTGGGGCGTCTATACTGGCCAGGGTGGTGGCTTTCAGCGCCTCCCGGATCTTTGCCAGGGCTGCAGCATCGACGCTCAGCGCGGCGCGAATTTGGGCATCAGAGGGAGCAGCGCCGGTCCTCTTCTGGTAATCGGATATAAAGCGCCGGTACTTCCAGATCTTTTCCTGGATGTGAGAGGGGAGCCGGATCGTTGAGCCGGTGGCCCGGATCGAGTTAAACATAGCGTTCCGGAGCCACTGCCAGGCATATGTCATAAAAGCGACGCCTTCGGCCGGATCGTAGGCCTCCGCAGCTTTCAGAAGGCCGAAAAAGCCTTCCTGCAGCAGATCCTCAGCGTCTCCCAGGCCTGCGGCTGCTATTTTATCGGCCATGTATTTGACGCCTCGCTCATTGTTGGCCCAGAGCTCAGACAGGGCGCTCTGATCTCCGCTCTGGAATGCGGCGACTATTTCTTCATTGGTTCTCGTGGTTGCTCCTCCTCTCACATTTCAGTAAGAGAGCCCCTGGCCATAGCTGGCTTGGGGCTCCTTTTTTACTGACTGATTGGCTCCCTACAATATGGACACTTGTCTAAGTGCTTCCCGTCCGGGATATAGGCCCCGCAGGGGGAAACATTTGATATAGCTTCCTTCTCCTACACGGCCATAAATCGGGACACCGCAGCCGGGGCAGAACTTGACATCGTCCGGGACTACAGCGTCGCAGGCGCCGCAGCGGCTACGGCTACT